ACCAAACTGGTCAAGAGGTGTATCAGCAATCAGGTGAAAATGCTGCCGCCGCAGCTACTCCAGCTACAGGAACATCCTCTGCCCCTGTTGTAATTAATGCTCCTACGACTGTACAACAGACATCTAATTACGGAGCAAAGAGCCCTCCGCGAAGTACGGAGAGCTCTTATCAGCAATACAACAGGGCTAAGTACAGCTACTAACTTCATCAAGCGATGACATCACTCGATCGATCTCATCATGATCGAGTGTTATTCGATCTCTCATAACACCATATACTTCAATGGGTGTTTCCAGTACCACATGATGCTGTACACCACCACCATACTTGACTCGGCTTAGAACCACCTTACCGATTACAGGGAATTCACTAATATACATTCCCTCTACAAACAAACCTTCAAGATTCCAATTCATATTCATTCTCCTATTAGGCTTGATTTAATTCACGTTTGCAATTGTACACGTACGTGGTTGCACCAGCTTTTGACATCTGAAGTGCTTCCATGAACAACTCTACCATGTTGGTTTGTGGAATACCAAGATTAGCTTGATACAACTTAACAGCTTGTTCTTTCTTAGTAAGTTGTCCTTTAGCAACACGTTGACGTGTAGTTTTTGTCTTCGCAGGGGCAATGTTAGTCTTGCTGCTACGGGGCATTTTAACAACTTTTTCACGACAAACTGTTATAAAGGATCCGTTAGGAAGCTGAACCATTTCTGGAACTTGGGTGCGAATTTTACCTGCGAGAGAGAGCTCTTTATCGTATGACATTTTTAATTCCTTTTCTTCAGTTGATGATTCATTATCGCATATTAGGCATTATAGGTCAACAGCTGAAAACAAAAAAGCCGCCCTAAGGCGGCCTTAAACTACAATAAACTTAGTAGTTTTATACTATCAAACCAGATTAATCATCTGCTTTGGCTATCGACTCAAAATACGACATCATATTATCGTCATCATCCTCATCAAAAGCTGAATCTAACGACTTAGATTTTGGCTGCGGAGCTGGCTTTGCTTTTGCTACAGGAGCTTGTCGAACAGGAGCAGCTTCTTCTTCAGAGATGTCCTGTGCAGTGACTGACATAGCAGCACCAGAGAGAACTTGCTCCAACTTAACCTTAAGCTCTTCATACGACTTGAAGTTTTTAGGATCAAGGAATTCAGAGAGCTTATGCTGACGTTTAGCGATCTCAAGGATCTCCTCATCATCGTCTGCAACTGCAGATGGCGATTCGAATTCAGATGCATCGTAGTTTGGATAACCATCGACATTCTTCATACGCAGCTTGAAGTTAGCACCTTCCCAATAATCAAACACGTTGAGTGGCTGTTCATCTTCAAATGTTGGGCGAGCTTTGTCCATGATCTTATCAAAGATCTTCTTGCCAAACTTAAAGAGGAACACCTTGCCATTGTTTTCAGGATGCTTTGGATCGTTGATCACAAGGATGTTTGATACGTAGTTGAGCTTACGCTTTTGATCGCGAGCTTGCTTACGTGATGGAGACTTGTCATCTGAGGTTGAGTTCCACAGCTTCATGTTCAACTCACCAACAGGATCCTGCTGGCCAATTGTAGTCAAGCTGTTCTCAATGTACCAACGACCTGTAGGGCCTTTGAAACCATGTGAGAAGATTTTAACCCAGGGAAGCTCGTCGCCTTCAGTACGAGATAGGAATCGAATAGTTGCGGAAGCATTACCAGCCTTGTCGCGCTCTGGTTTCCAGAATCGAGTATCTTCGTATGATTTTGCACCTGCTGGACTTGCCATTTTCTCGACCTCTGTTGAGATCTTCGAGAAGTCATTGTTACGCATTGCACGTAGAGATTTAATATCCATTATAATTTCCTTTTATATTAACGTTGTATTACGGTATATTGCGATGTATGAATAATCAAGAGTCTTTCTCACTGTACTTATTTAGCTCAATTTCATCAGTGATTCCAACTTCATCATTAAAAGAATCATCGTCATCTTCATCATACACTCCGTTGACGATCTTCATTCCACCTAACTTTCGTCCGCTGGCGTGGCTGTGTCGCTTGCCACCACGTCCTTGCTTCCGATCATCATCGAAAGGTGAATTATTGTAGTGGCGATATGTCTTACCCATTTTACTTAACGATCTCCATGTCATTGGACATAATACTATTATAACTTCCTGATGTAATTTGATCTACTTTATTTTTTGGTAAATCGACTAAAA